TGTCGCCAAATCTCATCCATAATTATTTCATAATTCGTGTTAATCTTCACATTCACTTTCATGCTCTCTGTCTCTCGCATGTTAAGTGTTAAAAGGGGGGGGGGGTAATAATACTAACCCAGAAATTGGGATAGTTGCCCCCCCTTTTATTTGTTGTGAGAAAAGCCAAGTTCCTTGACCCTTCGGCGAGTTCTCTCACTAGCATCCATAGTCGGATAATTGTCGTTCCACCATTCGGCTAAAGAACTTCCAAAAAGCATAGTTCCACCGGCGGCAATCATACCGACGGCTACTACCTCGTCTACGACAGGTAATGGATCAGGAACCATAAGAATGGAAACTCCTGTTGAAATCATTGCTCTCGCAATCATATCGTTCGCTAAATCCTCTCTTTTGCCTCCGGCGGCGCCTTGGGCGGCGGGCCCTTTTCGGACTTTCAATCCTTGGGGGTTCGACACTTGCATCGACCCATAGGAAGATAGAATCCGAGGGGGTGCATCACTGTCAACAACATGACATTCAATAATCTCACCCGTAATCTCAAAATAACTCGTCATTCAACCCACTCCGCTCCACAGCATTCGCAAATGCAATGCCTTAAATCATCATCTATAATCATGACCGAATAATTCGGATCACAATCACACATCAATATCGCTTCCGATAATTTCTTTTCTTTGCAGCTACTAATTTTTTAGTAGACTTTCTACGGTTGGTATAACGATACCTAACCATTTTGCCATTCTTTTTGAATGTCTTGCCATAATTGTATTTTGCCATCAAATACACACTCCAGATAGTGTTGCAATAACTTTGTCACTCACACCAAGAAGATGGAGAACAGCGACACCAAGCATATACTCTACACGGTTGTCTTTAATATGATTCAAAATCGACACAGCGGCCGGGGATTTTTCAAGAGGAGTAGTTTCCATACGATCACATCTCCGTCATTGGTTCACAGAGATATCCTCTGTGGTTACCAGGAACCAAATCAATTTGTAATGTTAAATTGGTAGAACCTCCGTCAGGATACCAATCAACACCAATTAATCCACAAGGGAAATTGCCACCTTTCAGGCGTTGAATACCAAGGCCATTGGTTGCGTTAGTTTCGAATATTCGAACATAGTCATGAATCTGACAACCAGGCATCTGAGTTTGTCCTCCAGGGTAATCTACCTGAGGATAAGGCAACTCATCATTTCTATCTGATACATTAGCGAGAACATCCGCATTATCATTTCCAACATCAAACATAAGACGCATCCAATTATTTGCACTTGCTGGACTCGGACTTACAAGGTCCGGACTTTGTGGGTATGCACGAGAATCTGCATAACCTTCTAAAACACCTTTTGAACCTTCAAAATTAGGTGATACAACTGCAAACGAATTAGTCCCTACCATATGTAAACAATACTCAGCAGGAGCAATTTCAGCACCTGTGGCAGTATCAGGTAATTCATTAGGAATTACTATCTGCGATGGATCCCATTCTCCACCAGTAGTGGTAACGGGCGCAGCATTAGCATCAATTGCATAAGGCAGCAAATTGGTTAAATTCAAATCTTCACCATTAGTAATGAATTGAGAAACGTGGTTAGTTTCCATAAATACCTTAAAATCACGGAATTTAGCAACAGTAGACTCTGCACCAGCATCATCAACGGCTTCCATTTGCTGTTTATTCCACATACGAAAAGCCTTCTCCCAACCATTGGAAGTTACCCAAGTGTTGGGGAGTTTTACAACATTTACAACTCCTGGGCGACCGGCTGATACCTTAAACCCAGCAACGGCCCAGTTTATACCTTGACGATAAAATCGACGGTTTACAATTGACGCACATTGCGACAAATCAATGTATGATCTACCACTAGAGGCATCAGCCTCAATAGTGAACGTCAAAGTCTGCACAGCAGGCTGTATCTTATTCCTCTTCTTCATCACGGAGTATCCGTTCTTCTTTCTTGCCATGCTCTGACGAGGCGTCAGAGGTTCTTAAAGGTTTCATTTGAATTGAACCATAGACGGCATTAATCGCCCGATGATGAGTAAAGTAAGCCTCGGGGTCGATAGAACAAATCTCAACAGGTGACAATCCATCTCGCAAATAAGAAAGAGCTCGCTGCTTTGGGGAAATACTCGGAGGTTTTTCCTTTCTCCATACTCCAAGTTCAGGTAGAACTTTTACTCTAGATTCAGTTTTACGACAGTAATCCCGAGTAACATCTCGGTTTTTACTTCTTCTGAAATCTAGATCGGATGGAAATATCTTGTATACCTCTGTTCGGCGCTTAGATTGCGCCCATTCAGTATACGCTTGGATGTGAAGTTGCCCAGTATCAGGACTCCGCTCAATCTGAGCGATTCCATACTTAAGACCGGGGGCATCGGCAAGGTCTCGCCAGCATGCCTCAAAAGCGTCTATTAATTCCGCTTCATCATCTGTGGCCTCATATCCAATATGACCGGGCCACACAGTAGAAACCCAGTGACGTTTCTGCTGACTCATGGAAAATCCATCCCTGCAATAACAAGTCTACGACAATGAGTGCACCTTTGCATAGACAAGGTGAGTATGCGACCATCAACTTCAATCTCTTCATCATAAAGTATTCTGTCACACTGATACAATCCATGACCAGGACATTGTCTCATAAAAAACACCCACAATCATTCGGCCAACAATGTCGGCAAATCCTTCGGCTCATTCTTCCTCACCATGTGGTATGGATAACATTTCAAGAAGTTCGTTGACATTATGCAAATGTCGCCAAATCTCATCCATAATTATTTCATAATTCGTGTTAATCTTCACATTCACTTTCATGCTCTCTGTCTCTCGCATGTTAAGTGTTAAAAGGGGGGGGGGGTAATAATACTAACCCAGAAATTGGGATAGTTGCCCCCCC